CATAGATGCTAGCATATCAACTAGTCCAACGACACTATCAGGTGCATCATCATGCTTTACCTTACCTATCCTTGTGATAGCTTGCATATTTTTGTAAAATGTAGCATATTGTCCATACCTATCATACCCTTTATCTGATTCATCTCTAAACCAACATGTTCTCTTTACTTCTCCAGCAGCCATGATTATTCTACCCAATTTATTACCCATATTTTTCACAGTATCAACTTGGCAAAAATGAGTTCTCTTGCCTTGATGCTTAGCAATCATATTAACAGCATCTATGGCTCTCCTTAACTCACTCACAAACCTTGCTCCATCATTATTTTCTTCAACCACAATATTTTTTATTTTATGCTCAAATATTTTCTCTACAATAATAGGTATTGTATCTTCTATGGGATCTTGAGTAAACACAACATCATGAATGTACAATCTAACATGATTAAATAGTGATCCATCTTTATCTGACGGCATTATCATCTTTGCTATAGGCATACTTAAATAATCAATACCTTTATCAGCAACATCAATGTAAGCAACATTTCTTCCATCTTTGGGCATACGATGCAAAAGAAACTTATTTAGGTTTTCATCTGGAAATATCTTACTTAAAGCATCTATAGGCTTTTGCATGTACTCTGCCGCCCATATAACAGGATCAATACTATCTCTCATTTCTATATATTGTTCCGTAGTTCTACTGTATTCACAATAACTCTTACCGTTTTTATCTAATGCAGGTATTATTATTTCTTTATCATAATAAGGTGTTCCGTTTACATCTCTTACTCTACGAGATAATGTTCCTATCAAATCCTCTTTGTGCCATCTTGTCCCAATATCAATACGCTTAACATTAGGATTGCCAAATCTACTTACATGAGACCCGTCAAACCAAGTAATAACATTTTCTCTTGCACTATCAGAACTTGCCTTGATAAAATCAGAAAAAATATCATCTGTTATGGCATAAGCATTAGCACCAAACCCAATTATACTGCCACCTACACCATTACCAAAATAATACCCTTGGCTTACATCATCATCCAACTTCCCATTAGGCTTATATTTAACAACCCGCCAATTTGCCAATCCTTGTTGATTAGGATCTAAGCGTACCATTGGAAATACCTCTTGGAACTTTTTGGATTGAACTATATTTCTAATATCTCTTGAAAACTTATTATATAGATCCGAAGTACAAGTATTTCTCATAATTGCTAAATCAGGATGCGTGCCAAATGATCTACTCACAAACATTGAAACAATATAAGATTTACCAGCTCTTGGAGGCAATGATAACGCAATTCTTTCCCATACACCATCTTCCATGTTTTGTAATGCGTCTATGATTTCAGTCAAATATGGTCTTTTTGTTAAATCAAAAAAATCACTATCCATATACTGTACATATCCTAAAACGGATTCCCTGGCTTTTTGTAATTTTAATTCCTTGGTGAGCTTTTTCAATCTGGCGACAGTACTTTTATTCATCTTGTTCAATAGAAGCACCTCCTCCTTGAATTATCTTTCCATTTGTAAGGACTGCTATCTCTTTCAGTAGTGAATCAATATCGCCAGCTATTTCATCATGCACAATATCCTTGTCTTTTGTTGTCCATCCCTCTTGAATTAACTCCAGCTTCACCATTGATTGAGATATAGTGTTATTCAAGCCACCTCTTTCGACTCCAGATTCCTTTTTATTGCGACACAATAATATCAAGTTTTGTAAAGCTGGAACCCTCATGAACTCGTCAAATGATATTCCATTAGAAGATGTGAATTCTTTAATAATTGGAATAGAGGTTTCTTGAATATACTTATAAAAACTTTTTCCTAAATCATCAATATCATCATTCGTGATAAACTGTTTTCCTATCTGCCCCCATTCACTCGTCACTGGCAATCGTATTATTTTCTTCATTTTTACCTTCCTCTTTAAATAAACTATCCGTCTTATTTAAATTTCTCGCTATTTTTCCAGTCAATTCCTCTTGTTCCCTAATGTAATCTTCAATTTCCTCTCGTGTCATCTCACCCCTTCTGTATCGCTCAACAAAACTTAGTGGGACAAATATACTATCTGGATATGGTACATCACCTAGTCGCAAGGTATCGTTATGTTCTCGCCTTGTCTCTTTTCTCATTCCATGCCTAAATGCATCTGTAGATAAAAAATAAGCCTTATAATAATAAGGCACAAATTCTTCTTCAGAGTAATGTTGCTCATGTAGTTCACGAGTCCACGAATTGTCCATTTTCGGTATTGGTCTTAGGAATATTTTACCTATACCAGGTATTCGAACCATACCTTCCTTAATAATTTTTTGTTTCATTAGGTTGAAATATCTATCCATTAACTCATTGAATTCTAGTTTACTAATATCAATACCGGTTAAATCCATATCTTTATAATTTAGTTTAGTTGGAGTACAATTTGATATGTAATTCTTCTGCTTCCTGCTGATCTTTAAACTAAAAGGATCCCTCAT